ATGGAAACATAGGAATTGTTGAAATGGATCAATGGAAGTCTTTTGAGATAGATTCTATTGATGATTTTAAATTGTGCTCTTTGGTTATGAAAGAGTACATGTTGAAAAAATAATAATTTTATAGTATAATTTAAAAGTATAGGTGTAGGTTTATGCAAAAAGTTTATGTAATTGCTGAGATTGGAATAAATCATAATGGTTCCGAATCTCATGCAAGAAAATTGATTGATCAATCATATAAGTCTGGTTGTCATGCTGTCAAGTTTCAAAAAAGAAATCCTGATCTGTGTGTACCAGATGCTCAAAAAAATTTGATGAGAGATACACCATGGGGTGAGATGACTTATCTTGACTATAAGTGGAAGATCGAATTTAATATTGAACAATATCAATCACTTAGAGAATATACTAAGTCTCTTGGTATGGACTTCATTGTGTCCTGTTGGGATGAGCAAAGCGTAGATGATATCGAAAACAATGTTGAGGTTGACTATCATAAGGTAGCATCAGCACTTGTAACGGATATTTCTTTCTTAAAAAAACTTTCTTCTACAGGAAAATCCACTATCTTATCAACAGGAATGTGTACTCCTGAGCAGGTTGATGCTGCTGTAACCGCACTTGGTCCTAATCTTAAGTACATTCTTGCATGTACCAGCACTTATCCATCTTCTGTTGATGAGGTGAATCTGAAATATATCCACACTCTTAAGGATACCTATCCAGATATTAAAGCAGGATTCTCTAATCACCATAGTGGATTAGTTGCTTGTCTTGGTGCCACTGCTCTTGGATCTGAGTGTATTGAGTTTCACATTACTGATAATAGGACTCAATTTGGGACAGACCAAGCTTCATCTATTGAACATAGTGAAGAACTTGTAAGGCAAATTAATATTCTCTCTACAATGCTTGGAGATGGTGTTAAAAAAGTGTATGATAGTGAGATTCCTATTATGAATAAATTGAGAAAAACATGAAGAGATATTGTTTTGATATTGATGGGACAATCTGTAATAATACTTGGGGAGACTACGATAAAGCAATTCCAAACTATGATAGAATAGAATTGGTAAACTCTCTTTATAATGCGGGTAATTATGTAATTTATTTTACTGCTAGAGGTATGGGAACATGTAATGGTAATATTTCCAAAGCATATAATATGTGGGGTGAAATGACTGAGATTCAACTTAGTCTATGGGGATGTAAATTTCACCAACTTCTCTTAGGAAAACCAAATGCTGACTACTACATAGATGATAGATGTATTGAAGATCGTAGTTTTTTTAATTTAACATGAAACAATATAATCTAAAAGCATCTCAAAAATCTTTTAAAGCAATTGATGTACCTTCAGAATGCTATACTGAATTAGATGATCTTCTTAGCAGTAAACCCATCAACAATTTTGAGGGGATTTTAGTTGTAAAGAATGTTTTTTCTCATGAAATTATTGACACCCTAAGGAGTCAATATTTTTCTATGTTTGAAGGAGATTATGAATACGATGGTAGTGAATGGACTCATGTTAAGAATTCAAAACTATCGCATGGTATAGGTTCACACCCTGCTAATATATTTGTAAGATCAAAATCATTCTGCGATTTTATTGAGTCTAGTATTTTAAAGAAGTTGGCAGCAGTCCTCTTACATTCAGATCAATCTGTTTTATCTCCACGAGCTATCTTAAGAAGTTTCTCTCATTTAAGTTCTAGATGCACTTTAGCACATCGTGATAGAGACTACTTTCACACACCAGATAATGGTAAAGCATTAAGTGTTTGGATACCACTCGGACCTGCTGATCCTGATCATGGTCAACTTGTTTACCTTAAAGATTCTCAGCAAAATATTTCAACAATATCAAAATTGGTTAAGGAAGATAAGGTAATCACAAGTGACTTGAAGGGTTTGGCAGATCATCTTGAGACAACTTGGTACTTGCCAAATATCTCAAAAGGAGATATAGTATTTCATTGTCTAAATGTTGTACATGCGTCCTTCGATACTAACAATATGATTCCAAGATTATCATGCGATTTACGTTTCGCATCTTCTACTGAGTATCTTGATCCCAAATGGTCTAATTATTGGAGAGGTGATGATGGGATATAAATTTTTAGATTTTGGACAATCAATTAATGATCAACTTGAGAAATCATTGATTGAAGTATTACATTCTGGATTTTGGTCCACTGGTCCACAGTCAAATCTGCTTGAAGATACTCTTTCGCAGAAATATAAACGTCCTTGCATCACTACTTCCAGTGGTGGAACTGCATTGCAAACAGTGAGTTTGTTATTTCCTGAGATTAAGAAGATAGCAGTTCAAACAAATACATACTTTGCTAGTTGTTTGCCATGGGTAACTGCTAACAAAGAAATTATTCTTCTTGGATCTAGTCAGAAACTCTTGATGCCTGACATCAGCATTATTAAAGATGCTCTAGAGTATCAACCTGATGCTATTGTTCTTACTCACATTGGTGGATATCCTAATCCTGACATTCTTGAGATATCTAATCTATGTAAGGAAAGGGGAGTCATTCTTATTGAGGACTGTGCTCATTCACCTTTTGTAAGTATAGATGATCAATATGTTGGCACTTTTGGGGATGCCGCAATTCTATCCTTCTTTCCTACTAAACCTATTCCTGCAGGTGAGGGAGGACTTGTCATTCTCAAAGATCATGTAAAAGCAGAACAAGCACGTCGTTTACGTGATTATGGTAAGTATTCTATTGATGGTCAGTTGCATCATTCACTACCCGCACTTCCAAATGCTAGGATGAATGATTTTTCTGCAGCAATTGCTAATGTAATTATTGATAATTACGAATCAATCATTCAGCATAAGGAAGAACTGGCAGACATCTATGACTCAGAGTTGGGTGATTATTCTTTTAAAAAGATTAACTATACTGGATCTGTTGTTTCACCATCTTATTATAAGTATATCTGTTTCGTCCCAGATTCTTCCATAAAAACTTCACCTGTTTATGATCACGCTAATCAAATAACCTCAATTCTTGATGAGAATTCTTATCCATATACTTTTGTGGGAGAGACTCGTTCTTGGATTCCGCATGTTTGTTTACCACTCACACCATCAATGAATAAGAGTGATATATACGATATAATATCTTCGCTTTGATTATGGAAGTAACTATTTTGGGGAGAGGTGAATCTCTCAAAAAACTTGATAAGTTTGAATCCGATTGTACTGACGTAATTTTAATTAATGAGTGGTGGCAATCACCTAGAAATCCTTGTGAATACTATAAAGTACCTGAAGTTTCTAAATTTATTACTGGAAAAGATCTCACTCTTATTTGCACACCTTCCATTGGAGATTTGTCATCTTTGATTAGAGGTATTGAGTCAGATCATAATGTTAAAAACAAATATAATACAGTTTTTCCTCCTGGTTCTGGCACGGACAGAGATTGTCCAGCACAAGGTAATTTTAGTTGTTTCCCCTCAGAGTGTGTAGAGGACTACAAATATGCTCATCTGAGTGGTAAACTCAAGCAGAAGGATAGTTATCCAGGTGTATGGCCACTGGGTTGTGTAAGAGGTTCTCTAGCATGGGGTATCATGCTTGCTATTAATTACTATAATGCAGATAAAGTAAATATCTTTGGTCTTGATTTTTATGAGAAAGAATATCTGGTTCCACAGAAACATGACTACGAGGTTGAGAAGAAGCAATGCCAATCAATCAAGGATGATTACTCATTACTGTTTAAGTTTTATAGTAAAGTAGAATTTTCAATACATACCTTATCATCTTATAATCCTGATCTAGAAAATGTCACAATTCTTTGATTCTGTAAAAGAATATCTTCCATACTTCTTTGATGTAACTACAAATTATTACTATAGAAATCCTGACAATAGGGATAAAATTCTTTCTGGCGGTAATGAGATGAGACCATCAGTAAAGGAAGGTAAATATAAAGTCTTTACCTTTGCTGATAGGCATAAGGAAAGAGAAATTAATATGAAAGCATTCAAGGAGAGGATTGAAGAGTATCCTATCATTGATGAAGTAAAGGTATTCAATCTTTCTGATGTTGATCCAGGATATATCAAGGAGCACCAGTCATTGTTTGATGATAGTCGTGTCTTTCCTTGGGCAGCAAAGGCATACTTGATGCATAAAGGTCTTCAGGATTGTGATAATGGTGATGTTATTTTTTGGATTGATAGTGATATTAAAGATTTGAAAGAGGATGGTGTTGAGAATCTTTTTAATCTTGCAAACAACTCAGAGAAAGGTATTGTAGGATTTCATAGTGACTGGTGGTTAGAAAGACTGTTTACTAAGAGTGATCTATACAAGCACTTCAATATTACTGATCCTTCATATTGGGACACCAATCAAGCATACGGTGGTATCTTCTTGGTAAAGAAAAATGAATATACGGTTAAATTTTTTCAGGAATTATTTGACACATGGAGTATAATTAGACTAATGGATTACTCTTCATCTAATGCTGAAGAGAATGAACATTTTATCAAACATCAAAATGATCAGTCTATACTGTCTCTATTATACAAGATACATAATATAAAGACATTTCCTCTTCCACTGTATGATTTGTATAAGACAAATATTATTGGATTAGACAGTGGATATTTTGAAGAAGGAGTAGTCCTTCCATTAGTTTGGGAATCTTGTTGGCACAATATTTCATATACACAAATGTGGAATAATTGCAATTCAAAGTTTAATAAGGTGGTGTCCCCAGTTGAGTGTCTTTCAATGTCAACAGATAACTATGAACTATGATTAGAAGTATTGTAACCGGTGGTTGTGGATTTATTGGATCTCATCTTGTTAATAGATTGGTTGATTTAGGACACGAAGTCATGGTGATCGACAGAGTTCACCATCATGATCCAAATCCTAAAGCAACATATTATCTTATTGATCTGTCTGAGAAATATACAAAATTCATTCACCTTTTTGATAGTGTGAATAATGTATTTCATATGGCAGCAGAGGTTGCTATCTCATATTGCGTTGAGAAACCAAATGAGAGTATGGCAAATAATATGTTGTCAACTATGAATGTATTGGAGTGCTGTAGAATTCATAATGTAGATAGAGCTGTGTTTTCATCCACATGTGCTGTGTATGGTAACACAATGTTTAATCCTAATTATGAAACAAATAGTGTTGATTGTTTGAATACTTATTCAATTTCAAAGTATTCTGGGGAGATGCTGTTTAAAATGTATTACGAACTCTATGGTGTTAAGACAGTGGTCTTTAGATACTTTAATGTATATGGTGAGGGACAGCATCAGTCAGGACAGTATGCTCCTGTGATGTCCATTTTCAAAAGACAGAAGGAAAACAAAGAACCACTATCAATAGTAGAACCTGGATATCAAACAAGAGACTTTGTTCATGTATCCGATGTGGTGTATGCCAATGTTCTTGCTTCTCAAAGAGAACTTGAAACATATGGTGAGGTTTTTAATATTGGAACTGGGGAGGGAACAGAAATTCAAACTATTGCTGATTTAGTTTCTGATTATCAAATAATGATTCCTGCTAGACAGGGAGAGGTTATGCATTCGAGAGCAAATATTGACAAGGTTCAAGAAACTCTTGGATGGAAGTGGAGTGTTAAAGTTGTTGATTGGATTAGGAAAAATTTAAAATGAAAAAAATTACAATTAATCTCTCATTTTATAATCAAAATGAAGTTCTTATTAAACAAGTAAATGAATGGAAATCTTGGAGAAAAGAGATTAGAGATCAATTTTCTTTTTGTATAGTTGACGATTGTAGTAAAAAGTCTGCCTTAGATGTCCTAACAGAAAATGATGGAGTTGACTTAAACGATATAGATCTCTCTGTTTATAGAGTTGAAGAAGATCTTTACTGCAATATTGCTGGAGTTAGAAATTTATCTGCCCAAGAATGTAAGACGGACTGGATGGTAATTCTTGATATGGATACTTTTGTATCAGAAGAACTTGCCTCAAATATGTTGAGATTGGCCTCTTCAAGAACGGGGGAGGTATTTAAGTTTAATAGAAGAGTTCCCGGATACCCTAATCATCCAAAGAATGGTCAACCACATCCTGCAGTATGTCTTCTTAGAGTTGAGGATTATTGGAATGTTGGTGGATGTGAAGAAGATTTGGTTGGTCACTATGGGTGGACTGATCCTAGTTTTTGGTTTAGATCAACCGGAAAGTTGCACGTTATCACATACTCGGATTTATATTTAGATTACTGCCCTGAAGGAGAGGCAGATATTAATAGAGACAATTCTCACAATAGGAAGTTGTATGAAGAAAGAGTAATGTATGGTGGATGGTCAACTGATTTTATTAGGTTCGATTGGAAGAAAGTGAAATGAACATTGCTATTTTAGGATCTGCCGGACAGATTGGTGCTTATCTGGAAGAGTATTTAAAGGAAAAAGGACATGATGTAATTGGTGTTGATATAGTTGGAGGTCCACAGAATGACCTTCGTGTAACACCAAACACTTATGTTGAAAGTATTATTAAGAATGCTGACTTTGTATTCTTCCTAGCATTTGATGTTGGTGGCTCACATTACCTGAAGAAGTATCAACATACTTTCCAATTCATTAATAACAATACTCGTATGATGGCAAATACTTTTGCTTTATTTGAGAAGTATCGAAAGAGATTTATATTTGCTTCTTCACAGATGAGTAACATGTCCTACTCTCCTTATGGTGTAATGAAGAGAGTTGGTGAACTTCATACCACAGCATTGAAAGGACTCACAGTAAAGTTTTGGAATGTGTATGGTATTGAAAAGGATATGGAGAAGGCACATGTGATTACTGATTTCATCCGTAGAGGATTTGAGGAGGGTGAATTTGAGATGATGACTGATGGTACTGAAGAACGTCAGTTCCTTTATGCTGAGGACTGCTGTGAAGCACTGGAAACTGTAATGGAGAACTTTACAGACTTCAAACCAGAAGACCCACTTCATGTTACTTCCTTTAGTTCTACTTCGATTAAAGATATTGCCTCAATCATTCAGGGACAATTTAATTTGATTGGTAAGACAGTAAATATTAAACCTGGTCTTGCAAAAGATAGTGTTCAGATGGATAAACGAAACGAAGCAGATACTTACATTACTGGTTGGTGGATACCTAAAACCACTATAGATAGAGGGATTGCAAAAGTATTTGAGGATATGAAAGGTGATTGGATTTAATCATATTGGAACGATTGGAAGATTTGGTAATCAAATGTTTCAGTATGCGGCACTCAAAGGTATTGCCGCAAATCGAGAGTTTGAATATACAATTCCTCCAGAGAACTCACAAGTTCAAATTGATAATTATGGATTGTTAGAGGCATTTGAACTTACAGACAATAAAAATATTGGATGGATTGAAACTGAAAATATAATTCAGGAAAATCATTTTCATTTTGATGAGGATATATTTAATAAGTGTCCTGACAAAGTAAGTGTTTATGGATTTTTTCAGACAGAAAAATATTTCAAACATATTGAAGATGAAGTTCGTAAAGATTTTACCTTTAAAAGTAATTGGTTAGATCCTTGTAAAGAGTTTCGTAGTCAGATGGGAGAAGAAGTTATCTTCCTTCATGTTCGTCGTGGTGATCCTGGTCTTGCTGATAAGAGAGGATTTAAATGGGCATATGTAAACCTTGCAAATCAACATCCTGTGCAACCTCTTGAGTATTATGAGAAAGCACTTGCAGAGTTTGATGAGAGTCTTCCTGTAGTTGTATTTTCCGATTCGATTGAGTGGTGTAAGGAGCAAGAGTTCTTTCAGAATGATCGATTCATGTTCTCCGAACCAGAAGATACACACTCTGATGGAGCACTAGTCCCTTATCTTGATATGTGCTTGATGTCTTTGTGTGATCATGCTATTATTGCTAATAGTTCTATGAGTTGGTGGGGTGCATGGTTGATTCAAAATCCAAACAAAAAAGTAATTGCACCAAGCATGTGGTTTGGTTCTGATTATGCCGACAAAGATACAAAGGATTTATATTGTGAGAATTGGAAGGTCATCTAATGGATAGGAATAAGGCACTTTATAAACTCAAAGGACTTCCTCCCATATATTACCTAAATCTGGATGAGCAACCGGAGAGAAAAGAATATATGGAAGAGCAATTTAAGTATTGGGAGATTGAGAATTATACTCGTATCTCTGCATACGATGGTAGAGATGGTAGAGACCTTGGAGACATTCTTAAAGGGAGATACCCTGATATGATGTCTTCTGGTGAAGTTGGATGCACCACATCTCACCTGAGAGCAATGGTAGAGTTTCTTAAGACTGATGCTCCGTGTGCCTTAATGATGGAAGATGATTGTGATATCTCTACTGCATCTTATTGGCCTTTTGAATGGAAGAATTTTTACGCAAAGATTCCTTATGATTATGATGTAATTCAACTTGCTGTGATTAATACAGCAACAGTTCATATAAGAATGCATAGGAGATTTGTGAATGATTTTTCAACTGCATGTTATTTGATTACACGCCGTCATGCACAAAAACTAATTGACCTTCATGTAAGAGGAGATAAGTATAAGATTGATAATGGAGTCAAACCAAGAGCTGTTGCCGATGATTTGATTTATAATTCCGGAAACACTTTTTCCATTCCTTTATTTTTATATAAACTTGAGTTAGGTTCTTCCATTCATGCAGACCATATCGATGTTTTTCATAAGGCAAGTTATGATGGACTTTGGAATTTTTGGAAGACACAGGCAAATCAAATAGAAGATTGGAACTCTTTATTTGATTATGATCCGTACTTTAATCGCCTGCCACCAGAGCAAAAAAGTAGTGAATGATACAAAGAAATACTTGACAGGACTTTATGTTTCCTATATAATACTGTAATGTTTCTTCACAAAACTCAAATGACTGTAACAACCGAAGACGGTGGACGCACAAACATGTGGGCCACAGAACCCCGTATGTACGTCGATCCATCCTATACTGAGACATATGGTCTTGAGACATATGCAGAACGTGCAGAGAAACTCAATGGTCGCACGGCAATGATTGGATTTGCCGCAGCACTAGTTTCTTATGCTACGACTGGTAGTGTTTTCTTTTTCGGACTTTTCGGTTTCTGAGTACTTGACAATGTATCAAATCTTGTTTACAATGACTAGTATTGCCTTCCTTGTGTTGTTGGCATATTCCGTAGAACAATTATCTGAAACTTACTAATGGACTTTAACGTTACCTTCCGCACTCCTGACGGTACAGAAACAACTGTTACCTGCCAGGATGACCAATATCTTCTTGATGCTGCCGAGGAAGGTGGTATTGATATGAACTATTCTTGCCGTGCAGGTGCCTGTTCATCTTGTGCTGGTAAGATTGTATCGGGTACAGTAGATCAAAGTGATCAATCATTCTTGGATGACGATCAAATGGAAGAAGGATTTGTGCTCACTTGTGTTGCATATCCAACTTCTGATGTTATAATTGAAACTGAACAGGAAGAGAACCTCTACTGATGCACGGAAGTCTTGAACCAGAAGATCGAGTAATGGATGCTCCATCTGTTTATGAACAAATTTCTTCTCTTGCCCAAAAATATGGGTGGGAAGAAGGTGATAACATCGTAGTTGAAATGGCAGGAACTCAAGTTTCTGGTATCGATGTTGGTGAAGTCTATAATAAAAAATGGCAATCACCCATTGGTACTCGTAAGTACAACAAAGAAGCATTCATTGTTATCAAAAATCTCTCAAGAGATCCCTTTGAGTCTTCTAAACCTATGGATAGAGATCACAAACCTCAACATCCATATGAACCAGTAAAGAATGTTTAATCCAAATCAACTCTATGATGATATGGAGAGACTAAATGCCCTATACGAAGAACTCTGCTGGGCACATGATGATGAACTAGTATTCACTCATGAAAATGGTAGAGTCATTATTTACAACAAAACACAGGAGCAAGAACAATGAACGAAAGAGCAGAACGTATTAATGGATGGGCAGCAATGATTGGTGTCATTGCAGCTATGGGATCATATGCAGCAACAGGTCAACTTATTCCAGGAGTATGGTAAAATGATGTTATTAGCAACCTTAATGTTTGGTGCTTTTATAATTCATTCGATGTTTACAGAAGATGTTGACGATGATGACCATTTTGATGGTGGTATGTTGATACCAGCACAAAACCCAATTCAATAACAGACAAAAAAGACTTTACTCTATATACTGAGTAGAGTCTTTTTTATTATATGCCAAAGAATCAATTGAGTAAGGACGAACTGATATGTCATGTTCTTAAACTCAAGCATGAAGTTGATGGAGAATCGAAATCAGTTTGGCAGAAAGAAAAGGACTTGGCACACAAGTATCTAAATCGAGTACTGGATCGAATTCAAGAGTATCGATACTAGGTCTTGACGGAATTTTCAAAGACCTGTATAATAGATGGGTCTTCGGGACACCACCTCAAAACACTCCTAACACGGGGGTTGACAAGGACGGGAAACCGTAGTATTATAAATAAGTCAGCAGGTTAAGGAACCAACACATTTCTTAACAAGTCGTAACACCCCTCAAACCAAGACCTCTAGGGTGTCTAAACACGTCTTTCATATCCCAGACTTAGGGTGTCTGGGAAATAGTAACTCCACCATTCCCTGATGGTCTTACTTTTCGTACAAAACAATGGCTACAACTCTTTCAAGGCAACAAACCTCTCCGTGGAATGATTTCTGCGAGTGGGTAACTTCAACAAACAATCGTCTTTATGTCGGTTGGTTCGGTGTATTGATGATCCCAACACTGTTAGCAGCAACTGTCTGCTTCATTGTCCGCATTCATCGCAGCACCTCCCGTCGATATTGACGGTATCCGTGAACCCGTAGCAGGTTCACTCATGTATGGCAACAACATCATTTCTGGTGCAGTTGTCCCAAGTTCAAATGCAATCGGTCTCCACTTCTACCCAATCTGGGAAGCAGCATCACTCGATGAGTGGTTGTATAACGGTGGTCCTTTCCAACTGGTAGTCTTCCACTTCCTTATCGGCATCTATGCTTATATGGGACGTGAGTGGGAACTTTCTTACCGTTTAGGTATGCGTCCATGGATCTGTGTTGCCTACTCGGCACCAGTCGCTGCTGCGAGTGCAGTATTCCTCGTTTATCCTTTCGGTCAAGGTTCTTTCTCCGATGCTATGCCTCTTGGTATTTCTGGTACTTTTAACT